TGCAGTATCTTCCGTTCCGCCAGTCATTGATGCACTTGTTATATAAACTTTGCCACTATATCTTACATCACTTGTTGCTTGATTATCACCAAAAGTTACATTAAATTGCAATCTGTCTGTTAAAATATTTGTTTTAATTAAATCATCAGCACCATTACTTAATGCAGCACCAGCAGCATTAGTCCAAGCATAAGCTCCATCTACATCTATTGACCAATCCCTTAAAGATTCTAATACTTCTTTAAATCCAGCACTTTGTTTATTAGTAATTTCTCGAGTTGTATTATTTACAGTTAAAGTACAATTTTGAGCAAATGCTACCAAATTATTTTGACCACTTAATCCACTATAAATTTTTAATTCTGTTCCGTTTAATATTGCCATTTTATTTTATTTTTTTTAATTTATTAATTTGTTGTTGATGTTAATGGACCAGTTCCTTCTAATGTTGCACTATAAGTTGCAGTATCCTCCGTTCCTCCAGTCATTGATAAACTTGTAATAAAAACTTTACCAGAATAACTTACATCACTTGTTGATGTATCACCAAAAATCACATCAAATTGTTGTCTTGTGTTTGTTGTTGTTACTGATCCCCCAACACTTGATAAGGTAAAAGTTGCAAAAGCTGTTGGAGTATTAGAAGTTGTTGCAGCAACACTAATAGTATCACCACTTGTGTAACCAGTACCAGCACTATTTATGGTAATTGATTGAACAACTCCACCAGAAATTACTATATCTAATGTCAAACCAACTCCAGTTCCTCCAGTTGTTGGTCTATTTGTTGTTGGATTATCATATCCAGTTCCTCCACCAATTAATGCACTTAATCCAGTTGCAGCTCCTTCTGTTACACTTGTTAAACCCATTTTACTTGTTAAATCATCCGCACCATTCCCTAAAGCACTTCCAGCTGTATTAGTCCAAGCATAAGCTCCATCTAAATCAACTGACCAATCACGAAGGGATTCTAATACTTCTTTAAATCCATTACTTTCTTTATTTGTTATTTCTCTTGTTGTGTTATTTACTGTAACTGTACAATTTTGAGCAAATGCTACCAAATTTGTTGTGCCAGAGCTATATACTTTTAATTCTGTTCCATTTAATATTGCCATTTTATTTTATTTTTTAATTTTAGTAATTTTTAAATCACTTTTTTTATTCTTTATTTTTTTTGTTTCTATGTATCCATTTTCTTTTAGAAATTCTAAAATTTTTTCATCTCTTATTTCTAAACTTTCACCAGCTTTATTTACTTTTCCAAAAGCTCTGTAATTTTTTTTTAATTTTATTTCCATATCTATTTATGTTGTAGGATTAATTTGTCTTATTTGAAAATCTAATGCTTTTCTATATATTCCAGCATCACCACTTGTATCATCAAAAATATCATTATAACTTTGAAATTGAGATGATTGTATTTGTTCTCCTCCATAAGTTCCTTCTGGTATTCTATCCATTGCTACTCTAATCTTTTGAGCTAAATCAGATGCTTGAGAATATGTTTCACTATAACATGAAATCATTACATCATTAGTATCTAATGTTGAAACACCATCTTTTGTATCATTTGGCTGCACTCCAGTTACATCATATATTATAAATGGAAATGTTGTAGTTTGTGGAGCAACATTTGGAAATATTCTTGTACCAACCAAATTACTAACATTAGTATTTGCAGCCAAAATATTATATATTGATTTACCTATTTCCATTTATACACCTAATTTACCAAATTTTTGTAACCTTTTTTCATGACTTTTTATAGCTCTAGCCATAACTATTTCTGCATCTTTCATGCTGTTTTGAGTAGCTTTTATATAATTACTTTGCCATGCTGGTTTTATAAACGGCTGATCTTTTCCAAAACCTCTTCCACCAAATTTAACTTCACCACCATATTCAAGCCATGCACCATAATATCCTCCTTTATCTTTACTATTAAATCTACCTTTTACTCTAGGACCAACAAAACCACCTAAATATTTTCTGCTTGATTTTGTGGTAAAATAACCAATACTTCTTTTTAATTGTTCTGTTCTTTTTATATTTTTTTGATTTTGCTGACCAGTTAAACTATTTAAATTTGATTTTGCAGAATCTATAAATGGCTTACTGTTTTTTCTCCAAAACTTTTGCCATATTGAATTTTTACTAACTTGCTTAGGTAATTGACTAAACATATCATTTAATTCTTTTGTGCCTAATATAGTTATATTTGATTTAGCCATTAATCTTTATTTTCACAAATAATCTCAATAAAAGCATCTCTTCCATCAATCTCATTAATAACTTTAGGAAAATATTCTTTACCATCATAATCTATTCTTGATTGTAAACTTAAATTTCCCATATCTAAATTTCTTATATAAACATGAATCTTTGTCATTCCAGTAATTTTTTCTGATTCATCTGTTTTTTCACTACCTCCTTTCCAATCTATTTTAGCCCAAACTTCTCTAAACAATGAATAAGCTCTTGTAAGCTCACCATAATTATTAGCAGTTGTTGCAACAGTATAAATACTTACTCTTCTGTCTAACTCTCCTATTGTCATACAACTTGAACTTTATATGTATTTAAAAGCCATAAAGCTGATTGTGGAAGCTCACTTGTTATTCTACCAATTATTACAGATTCTCTGTTAGCATACCAGTTACCAATAGTTAAGAGAATAGCTTGTTTAATAGCATTTGGTACATCTGATGCTTCACCATAGCCAACACTATATTTACATTCAACAGCATCAATTCTGTCAGCTATATCTGGAAAACTAAAATTAACAGCTGCATTAATTTGACATGGCTCAAATTGTTTATTTACAACATAATTACTTGCATCTAAAGTTTGCAATACATTATTAGAATCATAATATTTAACATGAGTAACACTAACAACTTTACTTTTATATAATTGCTTTAAATCAAGAAATGTAGTACAAGTTTGATTTATTACAGTATTAATAAAAAATCTGTTTGTGTATTCTTCACTTAATTGTGTTGATGCAATAATAAGATTTGTAATCAAAGTATCATCTGTAGTAATATCTACTTTTAAATGAGCTTTAGCTTCTGTTAAAGAAACTGGATAAGTAGATGCTGGAGTAACAACTTGATAAGTTCTCATTGTTGGCAATGCAACATTATTTGTATTATTATAATTAATCATGTTATTTAGTTTAAAAAAAAGAGGTGATGGTTATTCCACCACCCCTTAAATTATTATTAAATATTAATTACTATGCTTCATGAACTGCTGCAAAAGCACTTCCAGCTTGTAATGCAGCTCCACCATATAATCCAGTAATAACCATTCTTGGCTGACCAGTAGCAGAATTTGTATATGGATCAAAAAGTATATCTAAACCACCAAATTGAGCAATGTGTACTTTTGAAAAATCTCCAAAAATAGCAGCATCTTTTCCAGCAGCTAATTGACCAACATTAGATGATATAAAACTAAAATAACCATTAACAGTTTTATCTCTCATATCATAAACAGCACTAACATTACCAACTTGAGCTTCTGTTCTTACTTTACTATAACCAGCTGGATTTAATAAATAAGCCATTCTAGAACCTTGTAAGTTTACATTTGCAGCTAAAACTGTTTCTTCTAGTAAATTTACATTTGCTTTAGTTAATTCACCATCTGATAATTGTGCAGCATCTAAAAATATAGAATTTGGAGCATTAGTTACATCAGTATTTCCTAATAAAGCACCTTCTAAAGTAGAAGCAATATTTGCAGCCATATTTCTTCTCAATGCAGCTTCAAGACCAGTGTTTTGTACCATTGCTTCTTGCGACATATTTACAATAGAAATTAATTTAGATGGTGTTAAAGTTACAGATGAAGCTGTTCCATTTGTTGCAACAGTTCCACTTGTTCCATCTTCAGAAACAAAAGTAGAATCTATTCCACTAAAAATTGGAAATTTCATAGAATTAACTCCTCCATAAAAATTTGCTCCAGCAGATGCCATTACTAAATTTGCTTCTAATTGATCAGTAAAGCTCATTGTTTCAACAGAATTTACATCAGCTGTATCAACAAAAGCTCTTGTTAAAATTGAAGCTGGTATTGCATAACCTT